CCCTCTGTATCGCGAATGCTGCCGGTTGCCGGTATGCACAAGAGATTAATGAGCGGCGAAAAATTCGACTCAACAAAGCATCAATGAAAATTAATGGAGACGACAATGTCCTAAGTGACCCTCACGGAACCTTATTCCCCATTTGGGAAGGTGTTCTGAAAATGTTCGGCTTTATCTCTTCTCTAGGGAAAACCTATCATAGTCCAATGTTCTTGACTGTGAATTCTAGGTTATACGTTAGAGAAGTTGACGGTTCTTTTACCCAAGCTCCTTTCTCAAAGTTATCTCTCGTTCATGGGAAGTCGAAAGACGGATCTGAATCGAAAGACCTTTGGGAGATGGGTTCACTTTTAAAGAAAGTCAAAGAGAGTTGCCTTCCTGAACATTATCAGACCTTGGTCCACGAGTTCCTGAGGTATAATTCCCGTAAATTTGCGAAGTGCCCTGTCCTTATTTTCCTGCCAACTTGGCTAGGAGGATTAGGGGTTCAACCTCCAGACGGCTACTGGTTGACTAAAGATGGTATCCTTGTCCGAAAGATTGCAACGTTGATGTGCAATGGTTTGGTTAAGAAGGTAAAGTTGTTTCCATTGGATCCAACGACACTCCTTTGGGATACGTGTTCTAAGTCAATTCGTGAAGCCATACCTGTTTTGGAGGGTTTTCGAAAAGTTCGAGTCTCACCGGATTCGGACGAGGAATTATTAATTGCTGATTTGGCCCTTGAAGCTAGAAATAAAATGCTGTTAGCGACATTTTTGTCTAGTGATGCCGAAGATCTCTGGAAGGTACGTTCCCCAGATACTCGCACTGTAACCGGTGTAGAAATAAAACAAAATTTCCTTACCAAATTAACAAAAGACCGACAACTATTCCGAGGGGAATGTTTTCGGGTGCTACGATCTAATGGTCAGCTCCACTCTCGAGCGTTTGATGTCCTTCTTTCCATGAAGGATACCTATGTCAAACCTCTTAGTGTTGAGTTTTTGGAAAGCATTGTTTATGACTCTTTCCCATTAACTTTCCTTGAGAAAGATGGGTTTTTCAGTCCACAAGACATGGTTGAGCAATCAACACAACCTGAAATCAATAATGATTTTGGCACAAAAGTATTGTTGCCTACTACTTGTTCAATAAGCCAAGAGCAGTGGGATGCGGTGTATGAATCACTTCAACAGCCATTCACAGATGATGATGAGGATCTTATTAAAGATACTCCCATGTCTGGGGTGCCGTTGACAGATGTATTCATGCAACAGTCCTATCCTGTCTCGAAGATTGTTCATTAGTCAATTCGATACTCTGTGCCATATGACAATATGATTTCACGGGTGAAATCACATGTCAAACCTGGCAAAATGGGAACGAACCCATCAAATAGTATACCAAAAAAAACTAAAATTTAAATTTTCTGTTCTCATAGAACACAGAAACAAAATTTAAACGTTTGGGAACAACCTAGCTTAGTTGCTGACTACCTTGTTAAGACTGAACTCCAAGAAATAACGGAGTCATACCTTAATGATTTGTGCATGTAGCTTTCCTAGCTTGTTTTCTTTCTTT